TGTCGTCTGAGTTGCGGAGACAATCGGCACGTTATTTTCGACGGCAAGCCCACGAAGTTCTTCTGCGATGGCTTTGATGTATGTGTAGGAATTAACATTAGCGCCAGCCTTGATTCGAGCAGATGCGCAAATATTTAGATAATCAATAAAGATAATATCTGGTCGGAAATTTTTCTTGAGCGCGAGATCATTAATCAGTGCGCGGAAGTGGGCTGGATTGGCAGAAGCCGTTGGATACTCTTTAATAATCAACTTGCCTTTGACCTTTTCCTTGAGTTTACCCATGCGTTTCTCATACATGTCTTTCGGCATGTTCATTAGGTCATCAAGAGAAACGTTGAGAAGATTCGCGTCGATACGTTCAGCAATCTTCTCCTCTGACATTTCAAGGGTTATGTAAAGAACGTTGTAGTTCTGAACCAAGCAACCAGCAGCCACATGACACATGAAAAGAGACTTACCGACGCCAGTACCTGCAAGAGCAATGTTAAGGGTCTTTTGCGGAAGTCCACCCTTAGTGATCTTGTTGAAGTATTCAAGATCAAATGGGATTCTTTTTTCGATGCGATGATAGAAATCGTACCGATCAGTGTAATTATCCAAAAAGTCGTGACCAATATGAGGATCGAAACTAACCCCCAAAGCATCAGACAAAAGAGTAGGAATGCTTCCTTTACCCCTGTTTGGATCTTTGCCATCAAGGATCTGAATTGAATCCATAATTGCATTATAGACTGCTTTTTCTTGACAAAACTTTTCTGTTGTGTCAAGTAGCCAACCCACTTGTTGTTCTGATTGGTCACTTGATATCTCCTTCAGCAGTTCTAAAGACTTATTTAACTCAACCTCTGTAAGTTTGGTTGATTCTTTTAGACTGATTTGTAGTGCTGCAATAGGGGGGAGACTATTATACTTCAGGATGAATTGTTTTATTTCCTCGAACAGCCTTTTTTCGTGGCTTTCGGTTAGATACTCGCTCTTCAGAAACGGCAACGACTTCCTCATGAATGCTTCGTTCCGAATCAGATTTGACAAGATGAGCGTTTCTGTTTTCATTATATTCTCCAGAATTCTTTATAGCATCAATGAGTATACTACGAAAGACATAGGAAGTAAACTTATAAAATCTTGAAGATTCTACATCAATATTGTTTGGATTAGAGACAACATTCACATCGAAAAGACATTGACCATCATCATCAATCCTGATATTATCATACTGAACGATTACATCTGGATATCTTCGAAGAATTTTAACTGAAACTGCTGTCGGATTTGATATGTCAACATGAAAGGTATATTCTTTGTCCAACCGAATGAATTTCTTTGCATACCAGAAATCGACTTTTGCAAGAAAGTCTTGAATTTTATTCATCATCATCGGTAGTGTTTCCAGTCATGATTGAACTAAACTGATAATTGTCGCGAACCCATTGCTTGAACGTATCATCAGCAAGAATCGACGCCCAGAATTCTGGACAATCTGTGTCAGCCAGACGCCACTTCTTACTTTCAATTGCACCTGTTGAGCGATCGACTTTTGCGTACCAACCCATGCTTGGCTTGGTTACATGACCAGACTCAAGTGCCATATCCAAAAGACCGCTGTAACGAGAAATACCGCCATCGAAACGAACAGTGACAGGGATACGGGCTTTTTCGCGAACATAACGTGACTTCTCAACATTAATGATAAAGTTGTAACCAACTAGATCCTGACCATCCTTTTCCTGTTGGCGACCAAGGATGTAGATGTTGTCAGCAGAGTAATAGGAACCTGTTCCGCCACCGACAATGTCCTTGGGAAACATACCAATTTCTTTGTAGGTATGATTTACTACGACCATCGGAATGTCCTTTAGGGTGAGGTGAGGGGTCACCATACGGAACAGGGATTTAATTTGCTTGGCACGAGTCATGTCACCAACAGACTTTTGCTCAAGCGCATCTTCAACTTCTTTCTTTGACGCAAGATTGCCGATCGAGTCAATCACAATCATCACGCGATCACCACGTTCAATGTTCTGCAACTGATTCATCACGTCAAACTTTAACTGCTCAACATCAGTCACTGGAGTATGAACAACACGCTCCATGTCAATGCCAAATGATGTAAAATAGTTTTGTGGTGTGCCAAACTCAGAGTCATAAAACAAAATAACTGACTCTGGGTATTTTTCTTGATAGGCTTTTGCCATCAAAAGACTGAATGCAGTCTTGAAGTGCTTACTCGGACCAGCCCACATGGTAAGTCCAGGAGTGAAGCCGCCATCAAGATCTCCAGAGAACGCAACATTCACAACAGGAATGTTGGTCTGAATCATATCCTTGGCTGCAAAAAACTTTGAGTTTGCAAGAATAGCGGTGTCTTTAATTGTCGTATTTTTCTTTAACTTTTCAAGTAGGCTCATGGCATTTCTCCACAAAAGGTAGAATTGTAGTATATAACAGATTACTCAAAAAAGCAATCCAGGGACGCAACTTTTTCTGAATGCCATCCAATTGATGATAGAATAATTTGGAGTGGCTCAACAAATGATTTTTCAAACTGCAAGTCATAATCAATGTACTGCTCAGCACGAAATTGTTTTGGTAGACCAGAAATAAATGCAAGAGTATTGTTATTGAAGATATTTGGTTGCTTCAGATAGACAAACTTGATCTTCTCACCTTCTTGGATTAGTTGAAATTTTCTTGTCAACTTAAATTCTTCCAGATAGTGATTGTACACAAGAGCACCCTTTACATGAATCGGCGTGCCCTTCCTGAAGATACTTGCAGCGTCTGCATATTCACCAAGACCATTGACTGATCGAGGAAAAGAAATGTCCTCAACAGGAAGTTGTTTGAACTCTTGACGGAACTTATCAATAAACTTATGAAGATCGTCTTCAGTTTGCGTCATGATTAGGTTGATTGCTTCCTTAATCTTCACGCGGCAAGCAGATGGCGTTGAGGATTTGACAGCCTCAAGACCCATGATCTTGAGTTTTGGTTTGGCATATGCCACACCTTCGCTATCATGCACATTTAGAATATATCGTTTCTTTGCAGTCCAGATTGCTTTGTCTGCAAGAGATTCGCGCTTCATCTCCATGCGCTGTTGATACGCATTGACATAGTCTCTCAATTCATCATAGGAAGAATCAATGAATGGTTGTAATTTCTCATCACAGACCTTGTTCATGAACTTGATGACTTTCTTTGTATCTGATACATTTGGATACAATTTGTCAACCAATGGTCCCATGTTCAAATAGATTGAGTCAGTATCTGATGCAATCACATAATCTTTATTTGTTGTCTTGAGCAATTTGTTCATGTACTCATTGATCTTCTTCTCAATCCAACGAATAGACAACTGACCTGCTGTTGTAATGCCTTCGGCGATACGAATATCGAAGAAACGGAAGTATTGATTGCCCAGCGCACCGTAAGCAGAGTTTAGTGTAACTTTCTTTGCCAACTGAAGATTATTGTATCGCGCAACCTGCTTCTCAAGATACTGAACTTGATTCTTATCTTCAAGGACTGTTTCAATTTTCTTTTTGGCTTCAATTGCCAATTTCTTATATCGTGTGCGATCTTTGTACATGGTGTCCATAATCTCAGGAAGCACACCCTGCTCATTCGTTAGGAACAACTGGCTATTTGGTGTCAATGTTACACCAGAGCCTTTCAATGGACTTGTATCAACTTGCTGATGAAGCAACGACTCAACATTGATTTTGTTATTGCTCAAGAAGTTTCTCATTGCTGAGTTATAATTCTTTGGCTCAACAAGAGTTTCCATTGAGATGTTGTACTGCATGATCAAGTGTGGATACAGACTGTTCAAGTCAAATGACGCAACCCACTGATGCATTCCAAGGATCGGATCCTTGACATATGCGCCTTCGTACTGAGAACTCTTGACGCCATGAGACATCTGCGGAATTACAACTTTCTTTTTAAGAAGATAGTTGTAAACAATCGCATCCCACATGCGCACCTGCGTGAACACATCGTCGTAGTTGACCTTGTTGTCATATGCAAGAGTCAATGCCAACTCAATCAACTTCATCTTGTCTTCGAGTTTCTCAACAAGTTCAACGTCTCGAATATTATACTCAATGAATTTCTGATAATCTTGTTTGTACAACTCATGTAGAGTCTCATACTCTGAGTAATCCATCTTACGCTCACCCAATTCAACGTGAGCAATATGATCAAGACGATAAGATTCTTGTTGTGAGTATGTAAACTTGCGATACAATTCAATGTAATCAAGAGTTGCTACACCATCAAGTTCATAGACTTGATGCTCACGATTCATCACAAATGCTTCTCGTGATGATAGACGATTCCACGGAGAGAGTTTCTTTGCTTCATCCTCTCCAAGGATTTTTGTAATACGATTTACAAGGTATGGGATATCGAAGAACTTGACGTTCCAGCCTGATACTACATCTGGATGGAATCTTGACCAGAAATCAATGAATCTTCGTATAAGGTCTGACTCATCTCGACACTTTGCATAGTGCACGTCGTCACGATGCTTGCTATAATCGCCGACACCAAACACAAAATAATTACCCTTGAGTTTGATAGTGATGGCTGTGATTGATTCGTTGGCTGCTCTTGGTTCAGGGAATCCATTTTCTGATCCAACTTCAATGTCGAGATAAGCGATAGTAATTTTGTTAATATCCCAAAGAATATCATCAGGATAACTATCGGCAATATAAGCATACTCATAGCGATTATTGCCAAAAACAGGGAAATTATCGACACTTTTATACCTCTCTAGAAATTCTCGACACTCTGGAATAGTGCCAGGTTGGATTGGCTTTACATCTTGCCCATCCAATGTTTTGTATTCTGACTTGTCTTGAGACAAAAGGAAAAAGGTCGGACGAAATTCAATCTTTCGTCGGACCCTTTTGTCATTCTCAACACCTCGATAGAGGATATACTTACCTGCTACCGAGATGTTTGTATAGAAATCGGACATGTTACCCCGTAATCAATTGCTTTGGAGGGACTACAATTCCTGCTCCGAAGATCTGATTATATCCGTTTCTCACCTCAGTGGCAACCTCTGCGATAACAAGAATATGATTTTTCTTGATTGTAAATGGAGGATTGCTTGCTTGCATCCATGGCATGAAACCAAGAACTGGTGTGCCATCTTTACCACGTTGGAGAACGCAAGCAACAGGATTTGTGAACGTAATCTGATCTTCACTATCCTCTTCGATTTCTACAATTAATTCCTCGCCATTTACGAGTTTGAGTGCTTTGATGTTTGACATTATTTGTTACCTTTTTATATGAATCAAATAGGGTTTTATCTTTTAGACTTTGCGGAAGATTATTTCTATAGTAGACACCATCATGCATAGTCCAAAGATCTTT